GATCTTTTGGGCGTTCGAGTTGGGTACTTTGAAGGCGTTGTATGCGTCCCAGTCTGGGTAGTCGGTCCCCGTAATGGTGACGAAGGTGTCTTCATCCAGACCATCGCGGAGGTTGGAGATCATGTCCTTACCGAGATTACGGAAGCAGGTGTCGAAGATGAGCTTGACGATGGTACGGAGGCGGGTGCCGGATGCCGCGGAGGTGTTGGAGGCTTCTCGGGCACTGCGGCGGCCTGAGTGGTATTGACCCATGAGGTTGTCGCTGATCGCGGTCGTCATGGAGACGAACTTCATGAGCACCTCGACATCGCCAATATGCCCACGAGTAACGTCAGAAACGTTAAGCTGCTTAACAAATCGGTCGACTCCCATTTGCGACACGTTCGGCTTAAGACGGATAACAGGTTTGTGGTCGCGGACGTCTTCATAGTAGATACCTTGTGGGTCGACCACAAGACGATTGCTAATGTGCTTACGAACATTGGTGATGTGCGAGTTGATGAACCAGTCGATGACTGCTTGGAGATGAGAGATCATTTCAGTGATGCTCTCGTTGATGAAACCGTGTTGATCTGGGGAGAATTGAGCGACCGAGTAGGTGTAGTGGTTGTGGTCGTAGCCCATGGGTTCGCACCGGATGACGCGATTGTCATTGGCGTAGACTACGACCCATTTCTCTGGTTCAGTCCCAGTGCCCATCGGGGTACCATCGCCGAGCATGAACTCGGAAGGGATTAGTTCAATCTGGATGGTGGTGCGGATAATCGTAGCCTTGACATTGGTGGTATTCGTCCGTTGACCGGGATCGGTGTTTTGGCGAGTACGACGATGAATACGCTCATGGTCAGGACCTTTGATCTCTTGGATGAAGTCAACACCTGCGTAGAGGTCATCGGCTTGACCTTGCTTGAGGGATGACCGAGAAACTTCATCTTCGGATCCACAAAACTCACCCTCTTGATAACGTGTGAGAGGGAAACGTGGATCAGGGAAGAACTTGTAGGGTGAGATGGAAATCAGTTCGTTGCCTTTGTAGGCAGTTTGAACGGTCTTGACTTGCTCCATCTTAGGTGCAACTGGAGCGGTGCTGAAGACCGTTCCAAGCATAGCGCGAGCGTTGTCGACGAATGAAGGTGCAACTGGTTGTTCTTTCCAGATGGTCTCGGTTTTGTGAATCCAGCCGTGTTGGACAATGGCAATGGAAAAGCGACCGAGGTCAAGGAAGAACTGATACAGGATTTGTGTCCATTGGTTGAACGTGAGGTTCTCGTCAAGGAGTGCTTCGGCTAGCTTAGCCGCCCGGTGGTCTTCTTCACCAGTACCCTCAAGCTCGTAGAACAGCTCCCGCTGTTGCAACAAGTTCATGGCGAAGGCGATGAAGGTTTGGATCTGCGCGTAGGTAAGCGGGAGAACAATTTTATCAGGCGCACCGCTTTGGCAAGCCTTCTTGTCATCCTCGTCACGATAGCGTTCACCACGGTAAACGAGGTCAGCCATATCCCACCGATCGTAGTAGGATTCCATCTCGGTACGAGAGAGGTCAATAAGACCCTTCGCGTGCTCAAGTATTTTCGTGTGGAAAAGCGTAGGCTTCTCCATACTAAGTTCGGCTCTGATTCGATCGTCCATTAGGAAACAGTTGTACGGCGGAAAATTGCGATTAGTTGATAAGTGGAGTCAACCGGAATGGCTGCGGAAAGTGCGATGCGGACGACTGGCCCAGTGATGTTGAAGCCAGGAACAAGACCGACAAATGGCATTTCTTCATCCGCATTGTTGATGTAGATGAGTGAGAGGTCTTTCATCGCGAAGGCGAACGTTTCAAGAGCGTCGGTTTCAGTCGGGATGGAGAAAACGCTTTCAGTGTCGCCTTCTTCGAGATCCACCGTAACAGTGGCTTCGTAGGTGCTAACGGTTTGGACTAGCTTTTCAAGCCTTGCAACCTCCACCCAGGCAGGTGCTACCGCATCGTAACGGTAGGTGACTTCGTAGTCATTGTAAACAACAACGTGAACGTCACTGTTATCCGGCTCAGCAGGAGCACCAGCGAGTGGATCTGGGATGACGTCGACCGCAGGAGCGACTGTACCGGCTGTGCCGTATGTCCGGGCAAACAGACCCTGGACGAAGTCAGCAATGCTGCACTGGTTTTCGAGCAGCTTCCAAAAGAGTTGGTTCAGATTCCCCAGCGGTATATCAGGCTGTTCCGGAGGTGTTCCGACTAGGCCATCTGTGGTCAAAAGCCAAGTCAGCGAAGGGTTGGGCATGAGAACCGCACCGGGTCCGGTGCAGGTAAAATCATTAGGGTCGAGGAGATCGCAGAGCATGACGATTAAAGTTAAGTGGATAATAAGGGGTTAATAGGCAAGTAGCAAGAGGAATCTTTGGTAATTAGAGACTCAGGTCTCCGTAGTTATCAGCGTGTGAATCCCAGGCACCGATCTCCTCATCTTCGGTTGGTTGTGAGGAACTGTTAACCGGATCAAGGTAGTATAAACCACGGAGCACTAGGCGGTAAAGGTTTTCCATCATGTGATCGTTTTTGTCCACAGGCTTGTTAGTCGGCACGCCACGCTCGTCCTTCCAAGCATATCGACCAATCTCCCAAAGGAAAGTCCTAAGGTCGCTGTTGATGTGAATACGATTTGGTATTTTGAACTCAGCCTTTACCGCAGGAATGCCACGTTCCAAGTCTTTTGGTCCCTTCTCCAACCCATGCAGACCTTCAGTTGCGAGGTCATCGGCAAAGACTGATTTATTCCTCTGGTCTTCCACGAAGGCCGAAGGGTCCATAATACGGTTGACCACATTCCGACCAAGCAGAACAGGTTTAACCGCACTGGCGAGTTCCTTAGCGTCACCCGGCATGAAGCGTTCATTGAAGAACCAAGCCTCGTTGTTCTTGTCCACAGCGACAAACAGTACCGCATGGGGTGTGCGCGGATGCGGGTCAATGGCGTAGTGAATGGTGAGGTCAAGAGGTGGATCAGACTTGGACGACCAGCCCTTGGGGATGTCGGTATACACATGCTTCTCGTACCGAAACTCCTTGTAGATAATACCCGCCATGTACATGGGGATACCGTTAATCCGACAGGCTCGTTCTTCTTCGGTTAGCGAGTTTAGGAAGTCATCAATCGCCTCTTGGTCGAGGTAGGGATTGTCATAGATAGACCCGGTCATTACCCAGCTGTACGGGCGTTTTGGTCCAGTCGGATCAACCACAGATTCCTTCCAGCACTCGAAGAACTCAGCCTTCTGGTCTTTTGGGTTAGCGAAGAAAAAGTCGTTAATCCAAGGTTGCTCAATGAGCGTACAAGTAAACCAAACCTTACTACCCTTACGGTCGTTCAGACCCCGGAAGATAGCTTTCCAATGTGCTTCTTCGATAGGCTCATCAATATGGCACCAGTCATAATCGCTCGACTCCGCACCCATTGGGTTGTTCTTAAACGCCGCACGGGTGTCGAAGTCAATCACAGATTCCCCATACAGACCTTTGATCCGTATGGAAACGATGGTACCAGAGCTAGACCGCTTGGGCGTTCCCACAACCAAGTCCTTTGGTATCTTCTTCCAAACCTTACCAATGTGACCCTTCTTCCCATCACCGGTGAAAATCTCATCCACCTTGTCATCGTCAGCCACAACCACCAACCCTTTGGTTGCCCGCTTGGGTATACCATGATACCGCATCGGATGTCCCTTGGGGTACCACGGACGCTCACCAAGGGCAAACGCCAGGTCTTCTGAGACACCCATATCAGACTTACCGAAGCGGTTACCACACCTCCCAAGTCGAAAGCGAAAATGCGCAGCTTCGTGGAAAGCCGTTTGCTTCTTGTGCGGCTTGTAATACAACAACCCAAACTGCTTCATGAGATCCCGTTGCCTTTCGAGCAACGCAACCTCTTCGACTAACGATGGAAGATCTTCGGACATTGACTGGTTCAGTTATTGAACTACACTACCTAGGAGAGAAAACACGCATGTGTGCGTCGTTGATTGCTTTGGTGTTGTTCTCAACTTGCTTGGCCAGTTCGGCAATGGCTCGGGCGGTCGCTTGGTTGGCGGCAGCGGATTCGGTGGTGGATCTAGCGGCCGCTTCGACCATACGGAGGACGCCTTGATTTGTGGTTACTTGGTCTTCGTAGACCCGTTTGATGGCGAAGGTCATTATGTAACCGACGACAATGAGGACTACTATACCTGCGCCGAAGCGGCCGAGTGCCCACATTACAAGGGCTGGCCAACTGTTGGGGACCGTGACAACTTCAGGTGTATCTTTTGCGGCTATGTCGTGAATATCGTCTTTTGACATATTACCAGTTGGCGTTGGTTCCACGGCAGTCGATGTGGACGAATGTTGGGTAAGTGCCGATGCCGCCTTTGAACTCACCGGCTTGGCGGCGTGCGCGGAGTAGGGCGGCGACACGTTCTGGTTGGACACCTGCGACTGAAATGTCGAGGGCACGGAAGTAGCGGTGCTGGGAGTTGCGGACGCCACCACACTTTTTGTTGTACGCTTCGGAGCGGTAGGAGGAGTTGATGACAATGGCTTTACCGAGTTGGTCTCGGAGAGAGTCGACAACTTTGATGACTGGGACGATGTTCTCCCAGAGTTCACGAGGAGGCGCTTCGTTGGTGACACCCCGACGGGTGACCTCAAAGTAACTGGTGAACTCGCTGGCGGAGAAGTTCTTGAGGTTTAGGCGTTTGAACCAGGTTGCGAAGGATTCGTTTTTACGGGGCTTGCACATGGTGTTTATTTGGTTGAGTTTAAGTCGACGTAGCCAACGGTTGCGCCCGTTTCCGGATCAGTGATTGGTACCTTGACGTAGGCTTTAGGTGATTCACCGGGTGTGAAGGTGAGGCCACCTTTGGCGCCGGAGGATGGATCGCGGTAGCTGATGGTACCCATGATTGGGTATTCAGTTGTGCATGCGGTGAGGCCGGTGACGGCGATTAGTAGTAGTGTTTTCATAGATTTATTCGTGCATCCAGAACTTCTGAATGATTGGGCTGATAAAGGCACCGGTGTTACTGCCAATGAGAAGTCCCGGAGAGACGTAGCCTGGAGGGGTCGAATAGTCTATCGAAACTTCGGGACACAGTTGGAGTTTCGCACTAGCCGTGAAGACCGACATATAAACTCTCCCACCAAAAACCCTGAAGACGATGTCTAGTGTAGCACCACCACCGAATGCGGTAGCTTTAGGTAAAGTTGTGGCGACTTGAGTCTTCACAAAGTTCACGATCTTTTCGAGGTAGACAACAAGGTCGCCGTCAGCAGTTGAGAATTTGAAGCCAAACCCATATTGGGGAACAAGTGCTGCTGTTCCATCTTTGGAATAAAAACCAACGCGCCCCACTCCATCGTTCTGGTCGGTCACTCCTTGAATGCGGAACCCGGCACGGTAGTCGTTATTAGTAACCCAAGGCTGTTCTACCATAAACCGTGACGCTGTCGCACCTACGTTGGTAGAGTTCGCAATGCGAAGTCCACCAGCAGTCCACCCAGCAGGTGTTCCCCACGCTCCGGTGATGACAGTATGAATCCAACCAAGGATACCGAATGGGCTAGTGTAAGCTTTACCAAACTTTTCGTAGATTGCTAACCGTGGCTCGTTATGTCCTCTGGCTGGTAAGAAGAAGTCGTTGGAAAACTCCGTGAGGTAAATCGCTGCCCAAGTGCTGTCAACATAACGACGCATCGTGATGTCACGCGGTAGCATCTCGGGGAACCGTGAGTTTACGGTGTCGTAGTAGAGTGCGCCAGTAGCCCTGCGAATGTCGCAAGTCGTTTGGCCCTTGGTAGCCTCAAGGTTGTAATCCCGGACGAGGATAGCAGAACCACCAAGGATCTTGACGTAATCAACGGTCAGGATGCAGGTGCCGCTTACTACATGCAGGCCAAACACCTCTTGAGCGCAGATCTCGATGTTGGCCGAGATGATCGACATCTGGGTGTCTTGTAAGTAGGCAAACACATCCATCTGGTTGTAGTCACCTGAGATGATCGTGGTGTTTTTACTGCCAGCTGATTTGAATGTGTTGGTGTTGCCAGCTGAGTTACAGGCTTCAAAACTGACGGAGTCAATGTTCCAAAGTTCAAAGGCGGTGAGCGAGTCATTACAGGAGCAACGCTTGACCGTTACTTCAGTCGCATTGCTCGTCCCGATAGCGACCGCAAACCCACCAACGTGAAGACCTTCAAAGTTTGCATTACCAAAAGAGTATCCAGTGTTACCCCAACCGTTACCGCCGAGGACACCATAGCCAACTTTGGAAAGGGAGCCGACGATGTTAAGGTCACGGACCTCGCAGCCAAAGCTGTCCACGTTCGCTCGAATCACAGCAGCCGTGGAGATAGCCGGAAGTAGAATTGAAGCGTGTTCACGACTTTGGATCGCAGTAGTGTTCAAGATTGTTTGGTCTGTCACTGTACTGGAAGCACCGATGATCTTGACATTCTTTTTCAGAACTACGTTACAAAGATACACGCCGGGTGGAACGTAAACTGTGCGAGTCGTCAAGCTGACGAGTGCCTCGTCGATGGCGGCCTGAATGGCAGCACTGTTGTTGGTCCCAAAGAAAGCAGACTTGGCTGCGACAGTGGTTGACGCTGAAGTGGCTAAGGCGACTTGCGTGGAGCTGGTGTAACTCAAGATGGTGGTGATGAGGTCTGCTCCAGCAACACCCGCACCTTCGACACGGATGTATTTACCAACATCGCCAACTACGAAGATCGGAGCGGTCGTCAGCGTGGCACTGCCTGATGTCATACTAGCAGCGTCAACTCGCATTCCGTCACCAACTGCGTTGAAGGGTGCAGAAAGGATATTCAGCGAAGGAGCACTATTGGCTATCCGTTCGTTGAACTCGTTGTTCACCAGTGCGGAAGCATACACTCCAGCCGCCGCGATAGCTGCGGCTTGTGCGGCATACGCTTTTGACTGTGCCCCAAGTGGCGTTTCCAGTTGTGATTTATCAGTTGTGCCCATGTTATTTTACTGCGGAGTTGAGAGTTTTCATTTCTTCCAAAAGTCTTTCTTTCTTAGCTATCAGCTCATCACGCTCCGCTTCGTAGTAACCAACGGATACTGGAGCTTCAGCGACGATCTTCTGAGTCGGACGGCCGAGGTGGCGATCCAGCAGTGAGTTTGCCGCAGCTACCCGAGTAGCACCTTTTTCTTGGCGATTGTCCCGGACCTCGATGAGGGTTTCCAGCGAAGACATCATTTCCAGCTTTAGCTTGGCTTCTACCAGTGGGGAGCCAGATTCAGCAATGACAGATAGTAGCTCATCCTGGAACCAAGGTTGGCGGCGGATGTTGAGCAGGTGTTGGTAGCTGTATTCACCAGTACCAGAGATAGCACAGTTCTTCTCATCATCCCAGCGACCACCAAGGTCGAGGAAGACATTCTTAGCAGTACCACCCTGGGCGAAGAGATACACCAGCACCCGATGGCGGCTATTCTCCTTCTGTATGCGGACGGCTCCCCGCTCCTTACCTTCGGCGAGAGGTCGTAACCCAGCGTCGGCGAGAGCATCTTGCGACTGGTAGAACTGCGCATCCAACCCGTGCTGGACTTCTTCACCCTTCTTGGGTCGTCCAGCACTTCTTGGTTCGTAGTCGATCAGAACCTCGCTTAGACCGCAAGGCTCTTCCCATTCACCATTTTCGATTTCGGACATGTGCTTAGTACCTTTCTGGCTTTCTCACCCAGTTCACTCAGATCTACAACCTTCGCTTTCCGGTGGAATACAATCCGCCCCTTGCGTTCGCTGGTGGCTTTTTCAACTGACATGCGTGCAGCTTACACCACACCGCCCTTGCGATCAAGCCAATTTTTTGCTAATCACACTCCACTGCCAGTCCTCCCACTCCCTCCTCTTCCAAAAGACTTTCCGGTTTTTCAAAAAGTGAAAAATTTGTGAAGCAGGCTGTAAAAGAGGTATAACTTCCCCAAAGGGGAAGGTAACCCTTTTGGCTAGCCCGGTAACAAATTTGCATGCACACTTTCACATCCACACAAAAGAAAACGGCCACCCATTGCTAGGTGGCCGCTGAGGTGTTCGCTCTTCCCAATCAGCCTTTCGCGTTTGCTGCGCGATACTTCGCAAGAAGTGCGCTAGCCGCTGGCGAGGTTGCCTCTTTGCCTATCTTTTCCAGCTCTTGTCGCATGGCAGATGGATTTTTGGGGATGTAGTTCCACGCTTGGATCGCTGCATCAAGCGAAGCATCTGGCATGATGCCTAGCTTGGCAAGGGTGATGAATATCAGCATCCCATAGGCTTCGGCGGAGCAAGAGGCATTGTCGCCAGTGGACAAGCCAAGCTCGGTCGCGGCTGATTGGATCATCTCTTTCACCGTGCCGGATGTGATGATTGCAGTTTCATTCGTGGTTTCGTTCTTTTCTGTTTTCATGTTTTTGTTTGTTGAGCGGTTCGCTTCATTGCTTGCGCTGAGAGGAATGTAGCAGATGGGGGGAATGCTTCAAGCACTTTCTGCAAACAAAATAGGTGTTCAAGCGAACGCTGCCCACATGAACAAAGACGTTCAATTCATGACAACCAATTCACGAATAGTCCATCGCCCATCGCGCCAGCACGCCAGCCCACCTCATGTAGTACCTAATCATCCGCCCCAACTTCCCCAGCATCCTCACCAAAAGCACCAATTCAACTCTTGAATGAGTAGGATGCGTCGGTCGGTCGGTTGATCGGTCGGAGGCTGGAATGCGGGGTAGGGAATTGGGGAAGTTGAGGTGGACATGCCCTTCCCACTCGCAAAAGCAATCTCGGGTCTATGGGGAGGAAGAAAGGGGAGTCTAGGGAGGGAAGAAGAGAGGGATAGAAAAAAAAAAAAAAAAAAAAAAAAAAGGGGGGAG